AGCAGTTGCAAAATTGCTAACCGTCCGATCGCTCGGAGGAGTGGATACCAGCAAATTTGAGCACCACTAAATACCATCTAGGTATGTGGCAATGCTCTCCTTTTCCGTGTGAGTGCGTAGTACGGGATCTTTACGATCTCGAACACGTTCTCACCATTCAACGGCCTCGGAGCCGTATATACATCGTATATATCGGCCTGAGATCGTACTGCTGTTCTCTCGATAGGACTTGCGAAGTCAGGATACCTCGTAACGTCTATATCGGTTTTCATTAAATACGTTTCCAACGCACCTTGATCGACAATGAATTCGATCGAGGTGTCTTGGAGACGTTCTTTGAGTGCCTTACGGAATGATCCCTCGTCGAGGTCATGGTTCAACCAATCCTCGACGGAGATCCTCCATATGTCCTTTGACGTAATCTTGTTAACCATAAGCTTAACAAGTTTAACGTCATTCGTTATTACGATAATAACGTCACAAGCTGAACGATCAGCTTGTAGAAGTATTATCGGGTCGTCCTCTATGACATCAGTCGGCGGCAGGGTATATTCCCTTCCGGCGATAATTGCCTCGTAGTTTTCGTAAAACCATTCCTCTAACCTATTCATTCCCCTTTCAAACGGAGAATCAGTAGGTGGAGGTTTATGGAAGCGTTCAAGATAAGTGAACTCCGGAAGGTCAACCCGTAATGGATTAGACTTTTCCAGAACACTTATCACAGTGTTTGGATAAAGATCTTCCTCTCTTTCGACACCCAGTGTCCAAGGAGAGTTAGAAAATTTCTTCATTTTGTTCGCAACTCTTACTACATCAACATGTGTTGCTGTATCAAGTAGGTGCGACATTCCTCTTATTGTTTCAAAGAGATCGTTCTCAGGTTTATCCTGAGAAAGTTCTTTGACTCGCTCTTGAAAGAGATAGTATGCCTGAATCTTTGACTCTGGCATTAATCTCCCATGACTCTTTAGTCTCTGTAAAACACCCGATGGGAATAAATCCCATTGGTCTGCTTTTACACAAACAAATCTCTTGATCGGATCATCGCTTGGAATTGTCTTAATTTCAAGATATGATTCGTTATCGAAGTGTGTATTGTTACCTGACATAACTCCTCGAAGTTTTGTCAGGTGACTCTCACGTTCACCAACTAACTCCCTAAGAATTGTGTACGACACATTTCTCGGGTGAGTTTTTTGACTCATTATAGCATTCGCCCAACTAACTGGAGACCAGTTAGTTGGGATCTTGCCAATTCCGAAAACTTGTCTAGGAATATATACCGGATTTTTTTGGTATGATAACCCTAGACAAACGTCTTGACAGGCGGAGACAACACTGTACAAATGTTGTACATGTCTCTCCCCTCCTTTTCTTACGTACTCCATGTCCTTTCCTAAGAGTGTGTATTTACCCTTAGGATCTGACGAGAAGTCTCTTCTGTCCTTTTTCGTATCTATTACGAGCCTAAATTTAGGCACGTCAAGATACGGCATCAGCTTATCAGTTTTCAAACGGTTGGCGTTCGCCACCGTGTGAAACCTGTCAATTGGGATCATAGCGACTTCTTCGCAATACGTGAACCAATCACGTGTTACGAAGTAGTCATCCATAGATAGATCGTATCCCAGCTGCCGCGCGGCTTCTAGGAATGCGTCTATCCATTGTTTTGCTTTCGGACCGCATTTGATTTCGACACCGTCGTCACCATTTCCGGCTCCCGAACCAGGAAGTCTACCTACCACCCTATTTGCGTAATTCTCACAAATAGGATGGGCCATAGACAAGTTTGTCTTTGTTAACGGATCCCCCATGGGGATCCCGTTCAACATTCGACCTCTGTATTGATTATTGACGTATATATCCTTTTGGCCTGGCCAAATTGATAATATGTCCTCAATTACATCTTTCGGGGTATTCATCTTTTTAAGAAGAGTACCCATCGTAAGATGCGCCGATTCATGTGTAGGTCTATCCGTTGCCTTCGTCCAATCGAACGAAGCAGCGTAAACCTCATTTTCAAAAAGCAATTCTCCGCGAATGTGATCAAGATGATTGATCGCTTCCACGAATTTGTAACCTAACCGGGCCGCACGAAACGAGTCCTTTAGCAAAGGGACGCATTTTGCAGCCTCAATAGTCATATGAGAGAATGGTTGCAGCACGGCATCCTTGTAAAAGGATCCGGCCGTAACCACCCTACACTTTCCGTTCTCCCGTATCCCAGCTACATTGGTTTTCCATATAGCTGGGTCACTGGAGCGTATCATTTTCCTTCCTTCACGGAAGACCAGATTTCCAATCTGGCCTCCTGTGTTGTCGGGACCGAATTCGGGTAAAGGAGGGATACTTCCGTCCTTGAAACGAGATTTCAAGTGACCAAATTTTCCCTCATCCTTCTTACGTGTTTCTGTGCACGCAGATGTACTCATACTCACTCTAAAGTGAGGTGAGTACCCCTGCGCGTTCAGTGCAATTTCCTCGCAAACAAACTCGATAGCTTCCAATAGGAAGGTATCGGGTTTGAATTCTTTTTTGACAGTGACTTCGTTGATGAATTCATCAATGGTGTCACTGACCATCTTTTTATCTGCAAGGCCAGTTGCCCGAGTCTGCGTAAAAGCACAGACCCGGAACATCTTGGCCTTGGAATTAGTATGTGCCGTTTGGTTATACTTGTCAATTACAAGTTTAACCCACGACATTTTCCTGATCTGTGTCTCAGGAGGACAGTATTTCTCTCGAAGAAATGCTGCTTTCCTGAGCTGTTTCTTAATTTTCTTCCACCCCTTTTGATAACCGGAGTAATCAAAAAGGAGGTTAGAAATCATTGAATTTATGATTCGGTCCGAAGCTGCATATGCAGTCTTCGGATCCGGACCAGTGAACAATACTTCCGGATATGATACAATCAGTGAACTGATCGCACCATCTACGGTATGTAGAATTTCTTTAAGATGGAGGGTACCCTTCTTGGTTTCAAGAAGGGTGTCCACCATCTTTTTCAAACCGGTCTTCAGCCTCCTGTACCAATAGGTACGGGAGGAGATTACCGAACGTTTTGCTTTGGGGCTCAAATCGATAAACTTTCGTTTACCGAATCGGGCTTCCCAAAGGCTCATGTACTCGTAGTCCCAAGCTTCCTCCAGGCCTCCTGGTGGAACATTGGAACCCGATAGACAACGTGCATTCAAGCTAAGGAGCCTCAAGAACTCCTTACCATGATTGACATTGTCAGTTGTGCACCCACTTTCCTTCCGTAGCGATACGGTTAAAGGGATTGATGCATGATAAAATACCATCAACGGTAGCGATCCAAAAAGGTTCTTTTTGGTTGTTATCGCGTAACGATGCTGGTTTAAAATCCTCCCTTTCGAGAGGAACCGATCGCTACGGAGCAGTTGCAAAATTGCTAACCGTCCGATCGCTCGGAGGAGTGGATACCAGCAAATTTGAGCACCACTAAATACCATCTAGGTATGTGGCAATGCTCTCCTTTTCCGTGTGAGTGCGTAGTAC